TGCTAGTATACCAGCTATCACACCAACCACCTTCGCCGAACCAACAACGGTGAGTACATCCAGTTACTCGAATAGCAATTGTAGGTCGGCCCATTCGACTACCTTCACTTTGTACACATCGATACAATTCAGCGATAGGTAAAACTTTATTATAATCAGTTATTCTTTCCATAGTTTTAGAAGGGTAAGTCGTCGTCTGTATCATTGTTAATTTCTATTCTATTATCTAGTTTAAAATATTCATCTAAGTATTCTTTAGAATATTTTAGAATATATCCGTTATAGCTTTGTGTACTAACAAACTCTGTTATATACGGCTGTCCCATAGCACGAGCCGTTTTAGCAACATTCTCTGCCAATTCTTTAGCCGGCTTATATCCTAGATAGGTACGTAAGCTAATCATATCAACGGCAGGTAATGGCTGAGCCGTTACTGTATATTGCATACCGTTTGATATAAATGTCGTTACAAGTTGTTTATTATTCTCCATAACTGGCACTGTTTCGTTCATGTTCGTAAACTTCAACTTTGATAGCTCTAACTCTTCCATCTGTTTCTTTTTTTAGAAAGCTGTTAATAATTGTATATAAATGTTCAGCAAATCTTTCGCAGCCAGTAGCAGGTAATATTCGTAATTGAATGATACCATCGTCATCCATTTGTTTAAACTCTTCCAAATACGGATCATCTTCTGCTACAATAGTAGTATGATCAAGTAAGTGAGTAAAAAAATCTTTAGGAGACATACCGTGTATTTTATGTTTAGCACGTTTCATACCTCCAAAGTCCCATACCCAATTACGATGATCTAAATCACCTTCGAACCATACTCTAAAGGATACAGCATACCCATGTAAAAATTTACAATGAGTGCCATCTGCTTTCCATTGACGAAAACATGTACTGTATCCGTCAAATAACTTAGTTGACTGAAACTTAGCCATCTTATCGATTCTTATTTGAATAGGTCCAAGCGAACCAATATTTTTTACCGTGTAACAAATGTGATGCCGTATGGTCATATTCAGCATTGAATTCGCCCATAAATGTATTCATAGCATCTTTATCATTGAAAATAGTATAGTTACCAGCGTCTGAATATGTTTCTGTAAAGGACCAGCCCGTATGCTTCACGGAACGATTCTGTACAGTTTCATATGACATGGTACGGAGATACTCTTGATCACATTGAGGTAGTGATCTAAAGTCGAAAGCAATTTCTACATCTTTAAATTTAAACATAACTTGTATTGATTTTTGTATAGATAAATATATAAACTTATTTGCAAACGTTCAAATTTTCTGAACTTTCTTTATACTTTTGATAAAAATAATCTGCATCAAATGCATCCCAACATTGAACTTCCCATTCACGTTGCTGGATCAATAACTCTTTTGTTTTTCCCATATGATTTATATATACTTTAATATAAGTACATTTCTCATTGAGTCCAAATTATTTTTCAGAATTTATATCATAATAATAAGAATCCGAGTCTTCTGCGACCCAACGATCCGAAACTGTTTCTACAGATGTTAGTGTATTATCTACTTTTATATCTTTAGGAGATATAGGAAACTTATTTGTTATCCAATTAGAATCGCGCCAATATATTCTATTGTTAGGTTGACATAACAAATATCCATCATCAGCTACTAACAAATGCCCGCATTTATAATCTGAAGGCTCGTTGGAATATGGATTGTCATACCAATCCACTGTCATTAAATACGTAGCCCAAACTTTAGTACCATCACGTAAAACAACTTCACATCGTTTATCAGATAGGTATTCATAAGTAGTAACCGTTACATTTTCAGAAAAGCAATCCCATAGCTGTTTCATATGAAATGGAATGTCTTCGGTAGGCTCATGTAAAAATAGTTCTGATAATGGGACTCGTGAACGTAACATCCCATAATCGGTCATAATATGAAATGTTAAGATTTTGCCCGTGATTGATTGTATGCCGAATGCATATGCCTTATGAAATTTATTATCGTCGATAGAATTTTTTGTAAGGTGCGAAACTCGCACTAAACATTTAAATGATAATATATTTTCATTTAATTTTGGCATTATCGATGCTTTACATTAATGTGTTTATAAGGACAATGTCGGCAACCATTACCACAACAATGTCCACGTTTAAGATGAAAGTGGGCGGTAAATACTCGCCGCCCATCTTCCATATAATAGTCTTGAAATCGTTCTTCTAAGTCTAACTTAGAAATCCAATCATCTGTTCGCATTACTTTTTGATATTAGCTAGTTTTGACCAACGTGATTTATCAATAGATTCAGAAGTACCAAAAGGCTCCTTATAATTGATTTCACCGGCAGCTAAAGCTTTATTAACATCTGACTGAGTTGTGCCTGATTTTCCTGCTTGTGGCATAATAGTTCTAGGAAAATCTCCTTTCATGCCCAAAATTTGCTTATGTACTTCTCCGACATATTTAGCGACAATTTTACGAGCCGTTGGACTTCCAAGCTCTTGTTTTGATGAAATATTAGAACCTGCAAATATATCTGGCTTATATTTAAAGAACTTTTTAATAGCACTAGTAACTATGTTTTCTTCTACATATTTAATTACCTCATTCGTAGACGTTGCCATTAAATCTTTACCGTCAAACGGCTTAGTCGCAACCTTACCAGCTTTTGCTGCAATTGCAGTCTGCATTACTTTTAATGCACCTTCTTCGTCCATACCAGATGGAGCTTCCATTATATCACACTTCATTGTAGCTTCAGGATTAATCATAAAGCAAAGTGACCAGCGATGATGACCATCTAAAATATATATTTTACCGCCAATAGAAGCACACAAAACTGGAATAGCTCCATCAGGGGATGCCATTACTGCAGGAGAACTAAATGCGTTATCAATTTGGTTATATTTATCAAATACTAAATCATCTAAACTATTAGAAAATCCAATCTCTGCCTGTGTAGGATACATTTTAGTACATGCAGGTGTATCAGAGCTAAAACCAATTTTCTCATCTGCAGGCACTCCGTCTTCTGTACCCTTAGTTGATGCATCTTTAAATTCTGAATCTGACGCCTTGCTCTTAAGAGTAGCTACAGCCGATGCTAAATCTCCTGACATGATATCTTCCATATCATCGGCATAATCTTCTTTGAGTTTCTTTTTTATTTCCGTTAATAACGGAGTTAGTCGTAATTTACCCATTTTAATATAATCCTTTAGTTAATTTATTTTGGCTTACCTACCAATATTTTAGCATGTGGTTGTCCGCCAATGTCTCTTGTATACCAACCTTTACCGGGCATTGACGGATCATCCGGATGCTCACCATTCCATTGTACAGGCTTACCTAAAACTTTAACGACTGTATCCTCATCTTCTATTACCGGAACACCTGCGCTAATTAATATTTGTGCTAATTTATCCGACACTTCTCCATAATGACCATCTAACTTAAGTTCGTCTGTTTTAGCTTTTAGATATTCTTTTTTACTATCTGACTCGCCATCATGACCTACACCTGCAAATTTAATGCCATATGGAGTTTTCTGCCCGAATACTATAACATCAAAATCTTCATCGCCATGCAAATCAATGCCTCTCCAATATGTCCATTTAGGTTCAGAGAACACATCACCAGGCCCCGTAATTTTTGCGTGGCCGCCAATTTTAGCATACGCCGTTTTTATCAATTCAAAAAACTCAGTATCTAATTCATCAGCATGTGGCTTAGGATCTATTTCAATCCATTTACCACGCGGCGGGTCAAAAACATCACTACTGTCTTCGGACATTATTTCAGTTAATAAAGATTTAAGTCGTATCATAATATTTTTATATAAATATCTACGCAGATACAATTTCACAAGCTCCGCCGGCGCAAGCTGCTTCGCCACGCAAATTGGTAGCATCATCTAGTTCTACAATACGAGACAGATCAATATCTTTAAGTGATTGCATCATTTCATTAAAATGCTCTTCCGTACAATCTTCAAACGGAGCTTGAATATAACTACCACCATCATATGGCAATACTGATAATCCATTATAATGGTCACGATTCTCCCACATCCATTGGCCTACCGCATCCCATTCATGAGCTCGTAATGATACTGTCGCAGATACGTTATGTGTATTACTACCCGTACGATGACCTATCTTAACCCATTCCAAGTGTACTCGTTTAATACGTTCCAATAATTGAATTGGAGATTCTGTTCTCAATATTGCACCTGCGGGAGCTTTTTGTGGTATACTAATTACTGCGGTATCATGAGGACGGAAGTATTCATCTTCGACTAGTTCTGGATGATAGATGGCTAAGTATTGATAGATAGCTTCGTTCTTTCCAACACGTATACGACGTACATAAAAATCATTATGCCATGCATGAATACCGGAACTAGTTCCTAATGCTAACGATGTAGTACCTGCAGGCTTAACAGTTGTTGTACGAGCCGACTTATTGATATCTAATATTTCTGCTACACGAGCATTTTCTTCTTTTACGATCTTAGCTGACTGTTTCATATCATAGCCTAATACTGTACCAGATCCGATACCTGTCATAGATACACCGATCAACGCATCCTTTTCAGTAGTACGTTTCCAAATTGGTCGTAGATAATGAAAATCAGTATAACCTGCTTGAAGTGTACCAATAAACGCAGCTGCCTTTACTCGCGCATTAAGATCTTCTTGTGACGCAATATCTGACACATTAACTTCACATAAGTTACAGAATTGGAATGGACGTAGTGCAATTTCGCAACATGGATTAGTTCCCCAATCTTTATCATTACTAAGATAAATTCCAGGCTCGCCGGCACCTGATGCCTCTACACGTTTCCAAAGATCTATAAAATATTCCTTTGTAAGTTTATGGCGCATCAATACTGCCGAGTTATTAGCACGACCGCGTTGTGGATTTAACTCCCACCAAGCACCGGACTTACAAGAAATCATTTCATCGTCATCAGCTGAAAAAAGCGATATAAGAGCGGCACGACGTATACCACCAGCCAATACAGCATCAGCAATGTGACATACGATATCATGTACTTCAATCGGCGAAAGTTTTTCGCCATCTTGTTTCGCATCTAAAATACCTTGAACTTTAATCAAACATTCTTTGAGAGGCTGGGCTCCGGGAGCTTTACCACCAGATGTAACTAGACGTGCGCCTTTTGCGCGGATGTCGGAGAAATCAAATTTAAGTTTAGACCCGCCGTTAAAATAGCTTTTTACTAGTAATTTTACTGCATCTGCCCATCCTTCAATACTATCAGCGATTAAATATCTTCGTTCACGATCTGCCTTTGGCTTATGTATTTCTGGTAATTGTTCGATATGATGTCGTTGCACACTATATCCTACACCAGTACCGCCGAGCAAAAGAAACATTACTTCGCCGAATGCTCTCCAATCATCTATAGGTAAATATGCACAATTGTAAATTCTGTTAGGAGATATTTCAATAGGCTTACCACCAAATTGTAAACTACGCATAGATGGTAATACTTTTTTATTGTAAACCATTTGATACACATCTTCAATTTCTTTGGCTAATGCAGGATACTTTTTTATATGCATTTCTTTGTTACGAGTAACTAATTCTTCCCAAGTTTCTCTACGCTGAAGTTCTGGTATGTACTTAGCATATTTCATGTAGACGGTAATGTCGGAGAGTATCCGATTAGAAATGTCCATAATGTTTCCTTAAATATTTTGTTTAATAAGAGTAAAAATGTAACTTGTTGAAAGTTACTAATTTCAAGTAATATACCAATAAATATACACTTGACCTAGCACACATCAGCGCTTTTGATATAAAATTAATCATTTTTTATTCAAAGTCTGACCCGTTAATTTCCTTGAATTTTTGCGAAAGCATCTTACGCGCAAGTTCATTCCCATTTTCCATTTGCTTTTTAGCATCCTTACCTTGCACAGATGTATCTGCGTATATATTAATTTGGCCAGTACTGGTATTCATTTTGCTAGGTAATGTAATACCGTCAGGCCCGAATCGATTTTTAATTACGTGCCACCTTCCGGTACCTGCCAATTTATCTTGCACTTTACGAGACAATGATATTACGAAGTCAGCAACCATTACTTTACCATACGACTCTGCAATCTTCTCTGCTCCAATAACATCTTCTTCCAATGCCGATCTATTTGCTTGAGATGCTGTCCATACAGGCACTTCATATTCTCCTGCTAATCCTCTTAGGTCTTCATATATACCTTCCAGTTCATGGCGCTTCTCCGCTCCAGTACCTCGCAACAAATCCGCATAATCGACTATGATAACATCAGGTTTAACTCCTTGCATAATACATTTTTCTATATGAGCACGTAAACCCATTACCGAACATGTTTTAGTTGGATAGTACTTGATAACTAATTTACCTTCCAATTTACCAAGATCTGATTTAACTTGATCTTGATAATGCTTAAGATTTTGATTAGGTATGCCCGTTACAACCGAGTCATATCGCAGTCCGACATACGCTGCATTTAACTCTAAAGTATAATGTATAACTGTCATGCCTTTCTTAACGGCATGTGCTCCAATATTAATAAGACCCCATGACTTACCAATACCTGCAGGCGCTACAAATACACCTAATTCACCTTTACCTAATCCACCCGATGTCAATTCATTGACAATATCCCATGGAGTTTCTTTTGTAAATCTGACTGATTCAGTATATCGTTCATCGATATCAGCCATATAGTCATGTCCAATCTCTTTATCTCCACCTGACTTTAATGCTTTATCAATTGCAGATTTGATATCATCATACTTACCTATCTTTAATAATTCAACAGATGACAAGATAGCTTTTTTAATTTCTTGATTCTTACAAAAATCTAATGCCTGCTGTTTAATAAAATCCAAGTCCGTAGCCTCGGTATATTTCCAAGCATCTTTTAAATGTTCTTTGATCTGAGTCTTGAGTACATCATCTTCTACTTCATGAAGTTTAACTTTCATTACTTCTAATGTAGCTGATGTTTTATATTCTTTATGATAATCTAAAATGGTTTGTACTACCCATTCATTAGCATCACTTTCAAAATATTTAGGAACTAGTATATCCGCAATCTGTTGCAAGAATCCTTTATCCGTAAATAAAGCCGTAATGACTTTTATTTGAAAGGAATATCCGTAGCTTGACAAACGATCAGTCATTTACACCTCCATTCTGTTTATTTTTACGTGATATCCATGATTGCTTTATCTTCTCACGTCGTTCTTGTTCTTTTTCAGGTGTAGAAGCCTTGCCGGTATTTTTTACATTACCATGATGAGATATTCGCAGTGATTCTTTATGTTCAATTGAAAGTTTTCTTCCCTTTAATGCCATTGATATTTTGTGTTTAGTTTCTTGTGATGCCGGTCGTCGTTTTTTACCACGTGTTGCAGCAGAAATTCTATCTTTAGTTTCTTGCGAAAGTACTCTGTTTTTATTACATTCACTAGACAATATTGATTGACGTTCCCGAATTAAAGCAAATTCACGCGAACCGATATAATAACTACGAAGATTGTCGTTACTATTTTTCATTATAGCCATCATTCTGTATGCATAAAATAGTTTATCATTAGTTGGGTGTAATTTATAAAGTAGTTTATGTATTATAAAATGCTCTTTAGCAGTTAATTCAACTAAATTATCAGGGTCATCTGTTCCTCCCATACATCTAGGTATAATATGATGGCATTCCGTATAACCTTCTAATTTTCTACTTTTAGCACGTTCAATAATTACATCATGAATCTTTTTGTAGTCCATAGTATCTCTCCATAGCTTTTTTATTAATTTCATCTTTATTACGTTGGTAATATTCACGAGACCATCGACGCTGCGCTTCGAGCTTTTCATCAGGCGTTTGATATTTTCGTTTCCTACCCATTCAGTAATAAATATATAACTAAAAGAAAAAAACTAAAAGAAATAAAACTTAATCTGTCGATCATACTTAATTATAATAACAATTTTATAGAAATCAAATGCTTGCGTAAGCATTTAGCGCGTTAAATGTAACTAACCAAGAATCGACATCCTTTATAATAGTATACATTTTATCAGTCATAAACATTTTCTTAAACTCAAACACATTAGTTCTTGATACATGAGTTCGTACTAAATCTACAACTAATAGTTTTGCATTACCTGAAATATCAACTTCTTTAAGTTGCATTAGGTTATGATTTAACCGTAATTGTTGTTCATTACTAATAATAGATTCATGTACGTTATGTCGTTTGTCTAACGACTTAGAATACTCAACCATATTGTCAATATCTACTTCACGATCTTCTTGTAACAATGGAAAATGTTTGATCAATGTCTTTAGTCCTACTCCGCGCAAACCAGGAATATTATCTGATTTATCGCCGGTTATAGCCCTATACAACAAGTAATTCTTAGAAGGTAATCCTATTTCTTCTCGTAACACTTCGGGCGTATAAAGAATCTTTTTGATAGGACTCCATACGTTAATGCGATGATTTACCAATTGCAAAAAGTCACGGTCTGTTGATACAATTGTAACTTTATTGTCTTCATGAGTGAATATCTCATTGGCAATATATGCAATAACGTCATCAGCCTCAACATTATCAATTGATATAGTAGTGATAGGTAAACATTGCAGATACTCAATCATTCTACCAAATTGCCGTTTCATTGATTCTGATTCATCTTCTAAATTAGCAAACTCTTGATATCTGTTGAATTGAGTTTTTACTGCACGATTACTTTTATAGTTAGAATATAACTTTTTACGTCGTGCAGATCCGCCCTTACCATCAAATACTATGATACATCGAGTAGGTTTTATTTGCCGGATAGTGGCGGCGACGGACCGTAAAAAGCCCGTCACTCCACCAATATGCTCACCATCATCATTTAAAGCAGGCACTGCTGAAAATACTCTGATGAATGTATTTAATCCGTCAATAACCAACACATGACTATCTCGATTTCTGTTTTGAGATTCGGCATGCTCTTGTGTAACTTGTTTAAATATCTCTAAATATTTATTGCTCATGATTCTTCATTAATAAAGTCCTCAGCCACAGTAATGTCATCGATACCTATAGCACCAGTCTGGTACTTAAAGATATATACATCACAAACAGCTTTATATATTTCTTCTTTCAGTGCCGGATCCGATTCTAATGCGCCGTGGAAGTCTTTTGAAAGAAACTTTACTGGAGTACCATCAAGCTTGGTATATGTATACCATGCACCTGCCTGTGATACTAGTTTGTAATCTTTCATTACTTCAAGCCATCCACCGTAATTGTCAATACCAGATTCAAAGTAAATATCATAATCTATAGACTTCAATGGAGGCCCCATACGATTTTTAATAACTTGTGCTCTAGTCTTGATACCTACAATTTGTTCAATACCTTTAGAATCTTTAGCTTTGATTTGTCCTACTGACTTGAGTCGCAGACGTACTGATGCATGGAACGGAATGGCTTTACCTCCCGATGTTGTCCATGGATCTCCAAAACTAACTCCTAAGCGAGAACGCAATTGATTGGTAAATATCAAACAAATCTTTTCGCGCGCAATCATATTAGTAATTTTACGCATACCTTTTGATAAGATAATAGCCTTGGAAGTTGCCCATCCATCCTTATCAAATTCTGCAGCCATTTCAATCTTAGTAGATGCGCCCATTACTGAATCAACTACTATAGTAACCAATCGATCTTTGTTAGCTTTACGTACCGATTCAACAATTGTCTCAATTGCTTCAAATATATCTTCCATTGTCTCTAATGGAGTATATAACATTTTTTCTAAATCGACACCAATTGCTTGCAAAAATTCTCGGCTAACAGCACTTTCTGTATCAATATATACAGCTAATCCACCTTGCCGTTGTGTATCGGCTAAGGCATGTGTAGCTAACAATGACTTACCAGAAGCTTCTAGTCCAGTTATCTCAGTGATACGACCAATTGGAAATCCTCCATTAGGTCGATTAGAGATTGCTAAATCTAGCATAGATGACCCCGTACCTACCCAACCGGATACATTTGAAGGGGAATCTTCATCCCCCTCCAAAAAGTATGCAGTTTTATATCCGGAGCCTTTAAACTTCTTATTTAAGTTGTTAGCTAATTCACCCGCCAATTCATCGGCCAGTTCACTCTTTGTCGTTGACATTTATAACTCCTTTAAATTAAGAAAATAATTCGTCGAATGCGTCTTCGATATCGTTTACAGAATTAACACCGCCTGTAAATGATGTATTAGGCTTTAACGCTGATCCTGCAGCCGATCCTGCATCTGCCACTGAAGCATTTGCATTATCTGATTCTGTTTCTTCGCTAGGATTCAACCAAGCTTCCAAAGCCTCTTTCAATTCGTCATATGTAGGTTCTTTAAATACCTCTGACAAATTAGCTTGCTGCTGAGCTACCTTTTCTGCAATAGCACGATCAGCCGTCAATGGAGTAGTATTAGGCTTAACACGAATTGTTGTTTTAGGATATGAACCTGCACCTTCTGATGGTATAAACTCTACTACAATATCACGGCCGTTACTCGGATCCGTCAAATCGCCGTAATCAGGATCTGCGATAAATCCTAACAGTTCTGTATAAACTGTCTTACCAAAACCCCAAAACTTAACACCTTCGCTTTCTTTACCACGTACAACAATTGGCACATAGCATCGCATTTTAGGCTCAAGTTTCTTACCTAGTTTCCATTCATCAGAATTTCCAGATGCCTTAAGCTTCTCTGCAAATTCAACTACCGGATCAGGATTACCATGCGTAATTGGTGATAGATAATTCTTTTTTCCTAGATCGTAATGGAAATACAATTCTTGGAATGGATTGTCTTTGTTATGTTGATAAGGAACAATCCTAATTTGTTGTTTACCTGGCTCAGGCTTCCAAAGAAAATCCTGACGCTTTGTTTGTGACTGTAACTGATTAAGTTTTCTTTTAATTGCTTCTAAATCCATAATGAACTCCTTTGTTAATTGTTAATTGTTAATAAAAATCTATTACTTAATTATAAGTGAATTGATCAACAAATCCTAGAGAAATGTTGAAAAAGTTATTTGTCAATTGTTATTTGTTTAATTAGCACGGAACGAGATTACATACGTTCCATATCAGCCTGATCCTGATACCATACAGCATATGCTTGGCAAATTTCTAGGATATAATCATCTAGTAAGGTCATCTCTTGTTTTTCAATACCGTTATCTCGCATCCATGTTATGATATTTTGTTTAGCTGCGCGTAAGTCAGAATCTTGTTCCGTCTCTTTTAGCCACAAACCTTCATTTAACATTTTACGAACTTCTTCGCGGATGATTTGTTGCAAGTCTGTTTTTTTCATAGTATTTTCTTTTATTTTTTCTGGATAGTTATTTTTCTGATCAGATGGAGCGAACTGTTTCCATATCGTCTCGCCGTCTGTTTGCAATCCCATTTTATTTATCTGTAATATAATATTGCGAATAGACTCCCATTCTTGACTACCACGTTTATAATATCTAGAATCATCACTATACTGATAATTCCAATCATGAGATTTAAGTTCCTGGCCTAGTTGTTTTAACAAGGTAGCGGCATCTGATTCTGCTAGTTTACCTTCCATTTTGACTAGAGTATCTTTGTTATACGTTTTAAACTCGCCACGACCTTTCATCATGTTCTTAAGTTTACCTTTCATAACATGCTCATTGTCTCCGCCCATTACAATTTTCATTTCTTCTGGACGATTCATAGGTATAAACTTGATAACGGTTTTTTTGCCGGTCATTGTATCTTGCACACGTAGCACATCGATGTCTTTAAACCCGACACGTTTAGTAACTGGATCGGCAAATTTAACTGACTCGGTATCAAATTCTACACGATAATCGCGTGCAGTTTCAAACCATGACATGACATCTTCTATGATATCATTTAAATGTTTGGGTGATTTTGCTACTATTCTATATGCCATTATTTAATCTTCCAAGTAACTACGCCATCTTCATCTTGAGATAATGCATCAGCTACTTGCCAAGCATACCCATTCTCCTTTAACCATGTGTTAGCCATTGCTACAAATTTCTTTTTATTTCTTGGAGTAATGTCTCCTTCATCACTAAACAACTCTAACCATGTATCCATATCATCATCTGATATAAAACCATCATCAACTAAATCCGAATCAGTTATTTTTTGTCCTGGCTTCGGGGATGGTGTAGTCTTTACTGTAGATTTTGCTGTAGGTTGCCATAACTTGCCCAGTTTAACACGTGATTTGTCCCACCATTTTAATAGATCGGCGCCTGTTTTATTATCAGTAGTTTTATAATTTTTAAATCTATCATCGGGAAATCTGAGACCGTAGTCTGGAGTTTCTTTTTTAAAAAATCCGATATCTAGTAAAAGTTTATCTAACTTCTTTTTGGCCGGACCATTATCTAAACTGTAAAACTGCGTAATTAAATCAGTTAATTCTTTAAAAGAAAATGCTGGTTTGTTAGCTTCACGTAATACTTTACGAACTTCTTCGCGGATTAGTTTTTTAAATTCTGATATTTTCATTTTATCTACTATTCTATATGCCATTACATTGCTTTTTGTAATATAGCAGTAATTGCAGCTGCTACTTTAGCTGCTTTTGGAAATTTAGCTTTTCCTTCTTTAGCTATAGTTGAATAATATAATTCATATCCATATATGTCTTCGAAGCTTTGCGAATCTACATAGTCACTTATAAACTCAAATAACGAATCGTCAGCTTCTGCCATTTTATCAAATTGCTGAATTAACGTAGTTAAGTTTTTATAATCTGAAGCAGACAACTTTGTAAACTCGTCGATGAATATATTATTTTGTTTTAAATAATCTTCACGTAATACTTTGCGAACTTCTTCACGTATTAGTTTTTTAAACTCTAATATTTTCATTATAGCTCTTATTTTTTATAATATGACATTTAGATCAATTTATTTTATACGCCAGGTAATTTCACCATCTTCGTTTTGGCTAATCAACTCTTTTACTTGCCATGAATAACCGTTACCAGTTAACCATTTGTTAGCCATTGATATAAATTTCTTTTTGTTTCCCGGAGTAATATCTCCTTCATCACTAAACAACTCTAACCAAGTATCTGCTTCATCAGTGTTGTTAAAATAACCGTCCTCGTACAAATCGTAATCGTCGATTACTGTTCCTGACTTAGGTACTTTTGCTTCTCGCAATGATCGGCGAGTGTTACGTGATTTTGATTCTTTTAATACGTTACGAACTTCTTCGCGGATTAGTTTTTTAAACTCTGAAATTTTCATTTTTATCTCCTGTATGATTTTATTTTTCTATAAATAAATATCTGCACTATTACAAATCAATCCTTTTATATAATTGTAATTTTACATGACGTAATGCATCGCCATTAGTTAATAACAATGAATTATTATATAATGGCCAATTGATAATATAAGTCTTATCCAATACTCCATTGTTAGCTTCACGTATAATAGTGTTAAGCGCATTAACGGTATACATGGTATTGGTTTCTTTTTTACGATGTATCAGTATGGTATTCGGTATACGTTTAGTATCAGCTGTTTCAACATTGTATGTAACATAGCAATCTGAACGCATTTCGGCATCTGAAAATACAAACATTCGGCGTTCACCAATGACATACGATGCTACAATATAATCAACAATTATATCTAAATCCGTACGGTGTGCAAATGTACATAGTAGTTGTGGCTTCACTTATCATCCTCTCTGTAGTAATAATATTATTTTGAAAATTTTATAACTACCTGATCGAGCGTATATGCCACAATCTGAGCGTTATAAGGAGCTCCTATATCTTCAATTAATATTGGTTTCGGAAGTACTCCCTTCGGCTTTTCGTGAAATATAATATACTTGTTACTTAACAATGTACGTAGATCACGCATCGCAGTCTTATCAAATTCATTAGCTTTAGCTACAAATGGATGTTTCTTTAATCGATATTCAAACATTTTAAATACTCGAATCGCATCAACATCTTTAGTAACGACATTTAATTCAACATTTGAATTAGGTTTGATTGCAGCTATTGTTTTAGGAGTTTTTAATTTGGCTTGAAGTAATGCATCCTCACCCGACGGATTATCGATATCGATATAAAGACTATCATCCGCTTTATCCTTTGATTTAAAGAAATATGAATTACATCCTTTAAAAAATTTTCTGATATTAGAATATTCTGTTTGATTGATATTTGACGGTGTCGGTTTTTTTCCGAAATATACTCCGCCATCTAATTCCATCGCATCACTTCCTAATTCTTTTTGTATATTATTTAAAAATTTAGGCCATTCATCAGTATCTTTAACAGACTCTACCAATGCATATAACTTACGAAGCTCTGACTGAGATTGGAATTTTGTAATCCTAGCAGCTGCCATCGGCACTTTAAACGTAGACGATTCGCCTGCCTTAACTTCTGCTCTAACACTACCATCAGTAGAATCTAAATCCGTCCCAGCTGTTCCGCCTGACATTCCACCTTTAGTTAATAGTACACATAAAACTTCACCTTTACCTAATCCACCCCTTCCGGAAGTCTCAGCTGCTTCTCCTTCTTTACCTGATACGGATGATATACCAAATAATGCCTTAAACAATGGATCCGATGTGTTATTGCCTATTACATTCATCAATGTATCTAACGAAGTAGCTTTACCGAATTTATTTAAATTACTAGAATCTTTTCCATGCGCACGATATGCATCCATTATAGCTTTAGAATGTTTAGGATATATTCCATCTAAATATTCTTTATTGAAAATAGGATGCGGCTTGGATGTTGTTGCTTTAGAAGCAATAGTTTTCTTTTTAGCCGTTACACGTCGTTTTGGACTAGCCTCATTAATGACAGGTTTAAATCCGCCGTTATTATATTCATAAACAACTTGATCAAGAACTCTTAATTCTGAATCAGAATATGGTTGTTCTGCATAACCTTTCGGTAAACGATAAAACCATTCCGCAATAATAGCGTCCCAATCCATGTTAGGCTTTTCCTGTATAGGCTCACTAACAGACTCTGTGAGCTGCTCGGGTTGTTTTGCAACATCTTCGTTTAGAAGATTGTCTAGATCAATAGTCTTAACCGAAATATCTTTCTTCATAATGTAACAAATCCAATTTGTTTGACACATCTATCAATTGTGCTGCATTTAATAGATCCGATGTTTCTGCAATAGAAGCTGTTTGTATATCTACAAATTCCTGTAGGAAATTAAATGTCATTAAGTGTTGCTGGAACACTGATGCAGCCCATGTCATATACTTATCGCCTAACTGATATTCAATGGCATATGCTTTGTTAACTGTATCTATCAAATGAGCAAATTCTCCGGAAAATTTAACTGCTGGAAGTACGGGAGTAGCATTCCAATCTACAAGATACTTTTGTAGTTTTTCGGCATGCTTTAACTCCGCCTTTGCTTCTTTTGCATAAAAAGCTGCTGCCTTTGTATAACCTACACCAGCACACCAGTTAGCAGCTCCACGATAAAAATAGTGAGCTGTATATTCTTCTGCAATCGCAGAATTTAATAAATCTACTAGATCTGTAGTAAGTGTCTTTGGTAAAATAATGCCGTCTTGTGTCGATACAACATTTTGTACGATCGACTTTGGTAACTCTGTCATGATACTTTTTTATTTATAAATATTAGTATACGTATAAATATTCAACCGACTTTGTTAGTCATATCAGCCATGGCATGATAATTTACACCAGCCTTTATCTTTACCGGATAACCGCCCGCTGATATTGTTTCTTTTATCTTAACGATAAGATCTTTACTGTCATCTAGATCAAAATCAAATAAAAGAGAATCGTATGTATATAAAATCAATTTACTAGAATAGCCCGTTAACAATTCATGTACATTGTTAATAGTTAGCATATTATGTTCAGTCTCAGTTGCCTGTAACAAGTAATTGAATACCTTACCTGCATTAGCATCTGATATCATATGTGCTGGTATAGGACGATTGAACTTGGGAGTATGAATAACTCCGTTACGTTTAAACTGTTTCCATACGTCATTGATATATTTTTTAGTCTTTCCGAAAAATGGAATCTTTTCAAAGTCCGAATCAATACCTCCATACAACAAATGAAACGTCATTTGCTTACTTTGATCATATTCTTCCTGAGTTAATTCTGTTTTACCGAAATACTGTTTACCGAAATACGAGTGTACGGATTCATCTGGCAATTTATATCCGATTAGATCTGCAATTAGCCGTACGTGAAATGCATCATAGTCAAATTCCAGCAACATACCACGTTGAAATCTACTACGTATCATTGAACGACTACCATCTTCTTTATTTAATGCAGCATAATTAATACCGCCAAATTTATTACTAGGTCTTCCAGTACTTGTATACGGATTATACTCTGAATATACTAGTCCTGTCTTAGTAGTTTGATCGAAATGTGATTGCAGTAATGTTGGATCTACACATATACCGTTACATTCGATACCGAACATGTTATCCATCATATACTTTTCATAGCTAACAAATTCCGTAGTTAATTTATATGCATTGTATATTGGTATAAATACATCTCGCATAGCACGACACCGTTCTAGATG